AGTTAGAAACTAATTTTACACTACACACTCAATTTGACTCTTGGTTATTTTGTGGAAACTATAAGTCTAAATGGCCTTTTGATGTTAGAAAAACTTCACAAACTAATTTTCTTACTGACTTTGATAACCACTTGCCTAACTCAATTCTTAAATTTGAACAAGATTTACACTTTGAAGCCTATTATTGGAGAGAGGAAATGAAGTCTGGGTTAAGCCCAAAACGTCCTCACTACTCTAAGTTTTATACTAATGAGTCAATTGAATGGGTTTCAGCCTTTTTCAAAGATGACTTGAAAAATTGGGGTTATGTTTATGAATCAAAATGATATTACAGATCTTGTCTGGAAAATTGTAGGAGGAATGCCTGTAGAGGTGTTTGATGACGATTCTGGAGAAGTATGGGAAAACGTTATGTATGAACTAGTTCGCCCACGTCTTGAAGGGGACTATGCGGGCTCAAGAGCTATAGGTTCTGCTAATCTAGTTACAGCCCTTAATATGGTGCATCAAAAACTGCTTATTAATAATACCTCTCATTCATCAGAAATGAGCATGAAAATGTTTAATGATGCTATGTCAAACTTACAAGAGCGCAAGCTCATTCGCCGCAAACCAGAAAAAGTACGCGAAACTTTTTCGGTTATCACTTCCAACACAGCAACTTAGAGGAAACTATGGAACAAGTACTTAAAGAAGAAGTAAAAAAAGAAATTAATCGCATTGTAGATTTAATGGTTCAAGCAGATTCAATTCGTGAATCAATTGCTGAACTGAAAAAAGACATTAAAAACGAATATGCTATTCCAGTGGCAACAATCACAAAGGTAGCTACAATTATCCGCAAACAAAACCTTGATGAAGAAGAAGCCAAATGGGATGAAATCAAGGAGTGGGTCGATATCTGTTCATGAATTTATTCTTCCTGAGTGGGAAGATTGTATTTTTATAGAACACAATGCGTTAATTGCTAAAAACGCTCAACGACTAATTGAGATGTTTGAAGCAAGTGCTTATCATGACGAAGGACACCAAGGAAGACGAATTTCACGTCAAATACCCAAACAAACTGCTTATTGTTTAGAGCCTGGAGACCAGTACGATTGGCACTCTGATACTTTGATGATGACTCTTGATGGAGATATTGTCAATGCCAGAGGAGATCGTTACTGGACTCAGCTTACCTACGTTTCAGAAGCAAATGCTCTTGAAATTGGTAACTGGAATAGCAAAGGTAAACTGCTTGAGTATGATATGGGAACAATGAATATTCCTGAACCTTCTGAAGTAATTGCCAGAATTGCTGCTAAACCTGGAAGAGTTGTAACTTTTCCTTCTCCTTTTTTACACAGAGTTCAACCACCCATCGAAAAACGAAGATGGGCTATAGTTAATTTTGATGCTCCCCGTGGTTTTAAACCTGTTAACTATATTGAATTAATGAAGAGATATATGAATGAAGATTTTAGGCGTAAGTTGTTATCATCACGATAGTGCTGCTGCTACTTTAAAAGACGGATTTATCACAGCTGCTTCTCACGAAGAGAGATTTTCAAGAGAAAAGTTCGATAAATCTTTTCCTCAACACACTATTAATTGGATGAGAAACTCTCACGATGATTGGGAATTCGCTGCTTTTTATGAAGAATCTACCTATTCTGAATTTAAGTCAGAGATTAAAAAGTTTACTAGAGCACGACCAGTACTAGTTGATCATCACGAATCACATGCTATGAGTTCAATTTTGATGACAGATTGGACTGAGTGTGCCGTAATGGTAGTTGATACTGTTGGAAATAAGTATTCAACCTCGTTAGGAGTATACAGAAATGGCAAAATTGAGTGGCTCAAAAGGTTTCGTTATCCAAACTCTCTTGGTTTATTTTACTCTAGTGCTACTCGTCTCTTGGGATTTACTCCTTTAAGTGACGAATGCAAAGTAATGAGTGCTGCTGCCTATGGAACGCCTAAGTGGACTCCTTTTATTAAAGAAAAAATTCTCAACTGGAATTATGATGGTGACTATACGCTTCTTCAAAATCTTGAAAGAGGTGTAGGCACTGGAGCACTTGATTGGGATATAGCAGCTTCTGTACAAAATGTACTTGAAATTATACTGTTAGAACTCAGTAATTGGTTGTACAGAGAAACAGGAATGTCAAAACTAGCTTATGCTGGGGGTGTTGCTTTAAACTGTGTAGCTAATACATATATTAAGAGATATGGTTATTGGGATAAAATTGCTATTCAACCAGCTGCTGGTGATGCGGGTTGTGCTTTAGGAGCCGCTGCTTTAATTGAAAGACCTATGTGGGAAAATGCTTACTTAGGATTGTCAGACAGCGATGGGCAAACTCCAGATGAAGTAGCAGATAAAATCATCAAAGGTGAGATTGTTCCGGTGATACAAGGACGAGCAGAGTTTGGACCACGAGCTCTTGGAAATCGTTCCTTGCTATGTGCTCCTTTTGATGATAATATTAAAAAGTTAAATGTTATAAAAAAACGAGATACAGACTCTTGGAGACCTTATGCTCCTGTTTGTCAGCAAAAAGAAGCCGAAGACTGGTTTATTATTTATGAACCTAGTTTTGAGATGTTGTTTACTGCTGATATTGTGGGAGGTAACTTTATGACTCATGATAAAACCGCAAGAGTTCAAATTACTAACTCGTCTAAAAACTCGTTCTTAAATCGTGTATTGGAATTAACCAGACAAAAAGGTTATCCAATTTTAATAAACACTAGTCTAAATGCTAAAGGAAAACCTATTGTCAACACTGTGGAAGATTTCAAAAGAGAAGTTCAGCTATACAACTGAAGTAGACACGGACACTTTACCTACAGGTAGGACGTATCATACTCCTGATGGGTCTTATCCTTCTATTACTACTATTTTAGGTAAAACTGCTGATAATACTTGGTTACAAAAATGGATTGATAAGGTAGGCGAAGAAGAAGCTAGACGAGTTTCAAAAGAAGCAACAGATCGAGGTACTCTTGTTCATGAATATGCTGAAAGACATTTTAATGGTGAAGATGTTTGGGATGAGATATTTAATGAGCGTATAGATGTTCGTCAAATGAGTCGAGACTTGATTCGTGCTACTGAGCGCGGTATTGAAGAAGTTTGGGGACAAGAACAAGTACTATGGTCTAACAAGTATCAATATGCTGGAAGATGTGATATGGTAGGTATCTGGAAAGGTAAACCTACTATTATCGACTTTAAAACATCAAAAAAGAAAAAATCTTCTAAACAAATTACAGATTACTACATTCAAGGGTGTGCGTATGCTGTTGCTCATAATGAGATGTATGGAACTGGAATTAGAGACATTGCTATTATTATGACTATTGACGGTGCTGATCCTATAGTTTTTGAACAAGATGCTGTACCTTTTTTACCCCTTTTAAAGAATAGAAGAGCACAGTTTACAGCGTTACATGAAAATACTGATTCTCGGTGATAGTTTTGCTGCTGATTGGAGTGTAGTAGATATACCTTATCAAGGGTGGCCTAATCTATTATCTAAAAAGTATGAAGTAAGTAATTTAGCTCAAGCTGGAGTTTCTCAATATAAGATACTTGAGCAAGCTAAGTCTACTGATTTATCGCAATTTGATGTAATTATTGTTTGTTTTACAGATGATTTTAGACTTTTTGTACCAAAACACCCAATACATCATAAGTCTGAACTTCATAACAACTGTGATTTATTATTTTCTGATTTACAGTATCATGTAAAAAAATTAAAAAATATTTTTAACGTAAAGTTATGGGTCTCTTATCTTTGGTATGGATACTCATTTAATTCAAATTATTATCAAACTATTTCTAATCTAATTAAAAAAGAAATAAAAACAAAATTAAACGTAGCAAACGCTTTAGTTATTACTGATGAAGAGCTTGAAATACGACAACACTTTATTTCTGAAAGTGGAGTTGTAAATCATTTAAATGAAAATGCTAATAAACTTATATTTGATAAGATAAATAGGAGAATATCTGATGCTCAAAAAAATACTTGATTGGTATGAAGAGTGGAAGTTTGAACGTGAATTTCAAAAGAAAAAAGCTGAAATTATGAAACAGGATCCGTTCATTTATAACCTTCCAGAAAACGAAAAGAAAAAAGAAGTTAAAGAGTTTCCTGTTGAGAAGTATTAATGACAAGAAGAATTAAAAAACCATTGAAAGATTTCTTTGATAAACAAACTTTGACGGATGCTGAAAAAGAATTTATACTTGGGTGTATAAATGCTCAAAGCAAATACCCACAACTTACACATCGCCAATGGCAGATTGTAAATGAAATTAAAGAGAGATATAGCAATGTCAAAATATCCAGGAGTGAAACGCACACCTAG